CCCGCTGCAAAATATTCCCCACCATGATTGGTCTCCCAACGTCCTTTTGCCTTACTATCTTCACGTAATGTAACATTTCCAAAAATTTGTTTATACTCCTTGGTAGCCATTAAGTTACGAACCTTGCTACCGAACCTTGATGCTAGTTCTGCGTTGTGTGATACCTGCATAATTTTTTTCTTTGGATACTTACCAATAAACCAAGCAGGGAATAAATAAGATGCGAATTCAGATTTGGTATGTCTAGGAGGCATGTTGATAATGAGCCTCTTTGCATCTCCATCAGCTATCTCGTGAAAAGACTCAGCAATAATCTGATGGTGCCCCTTTCCTCTTTCTTTTGTTTCTTTTCTATAAATAAAATCTTGCCAAACAGTCTCTGCGAAAATTAAAAAATTATCCTGGCATAACTTGATCCACTCTAGCTGCTTTTTAAGGATTAAGTCTTTTAATTCTTCTTCGTTTAATTGCTCAATATTCATACCGTTTGGGACCCTAGTATATGTGTATATCCTACTTTGTAAACCTCTTTGTCTAGCAAAGCTGTCAGTTTTAACGCGCTTTGCCTGGCGCGATTTTTGTTTTTATGTTCGTAATTTCAATGAGCCTTGTAAGATTGGAACGCGGGGACACGTGGCGCGTTAGCGCCACGTGTTAGAATTTATTTTGTTAGTATGGATACTAAGTCTTGGAATTTAGTCAGTATGTTTTGTCTAAACTCATCAACACATCTGTTACCTTGATTTTCTAAAATGTGTTTTTCAACTTCACTCTCTAACATTTTGTACATCAGTTCATAATTAAGTTGAGTTGTTTTCTTCTCATCAACTTGATGATGTTGATTATTGAGTTCAGTTCCTCTAACTCTATTAGCAAGGGTTTGAGCAATATTAATTAAATTATTGGGCATCTGCGTCACTCCCTATTGCTTTGTATTCAGAGTATTCAATGATCTTTTGATACTCATTAAATAAATCGTTGTGTTTAACTTTAAAATTTTCTTTATCAAAATTTTTTCTTTTACGATTTATTTTTTGAACTCCAAAACTATTTCCATGTTCATCTTGAACAATGATTAAGTTTTGATTTGTTCTATCAAATACATTCACAATATTTTGTTTCAATGTATCTAACTCTTTACTCAGTCTATTTGCTTTTAGCTTTAGTTGAGCGTATGCAAGGACTGATTTTTTTTCGTCTTGCTTTAGCTTTCTTATTGCATTTGGCATTTTTACCTCTTTAGTTAATTATACAAATCTTATGATTTGCCCTTACTTCTTATATCTTATCAACTCCCATTACAATAGTTAATTTAACTTTTTTTTATTTAATTTTAATATTGGTTCTACCTCTAGTTTTACAAATTCATCTCCCAATATCTCGGACAATCTCCCTGCCAACTCCTGCATTTGTGCAGTCATTTTATCTTGTTCTAACTGTCCACGAGAACGAGGCGAGGAACGAGGCGAGGCGACATTGTCGCCTCGCTTTTTATTATTTGGCATTACCAACTACACCAATATTCTACGACCTTATTCTCAGAGATCGCTTGTTCGCAGAATTTTAAAAACTTTGTGTCTTGCTCTTTGTACTCCTTGACACTATCCTCTTGGAACTGTTGCCCCCAGAAGAAACCATCTTCGGCAGGGTAGTCAGCAAAGTCTTTCTGTATCTGTTCAGCTAACTCTTTTACAACTTCCTCAGTCATATAACATGGTGCTTCTTGATCAGCATTAAAACCTAGATGGGACAGATGTCCCTCTATGTTTTCAGCAGGGTTTTGCTCTGCCCATTTCTTCGCCATGAACTGTTGTAGTCTTGCGTGTTTTCTCCAAACGAAAATGTTGTTATTATCTCCGTAATCATCTTCGTTGTAGTATTTTTCCCAATTGACATTAGTGCCTCTTAGGTGTGCGTGTTGGTCTAATCCCATAACTTTTCCTTTTGTTAATTGTTAGTTTGTTTCTTCTCTTATCAACTCCCATGTATGATTGCAACAATTATCTTTTAGAATTATTCTAAACTAGAAATGCAAACCATTTGGCTTACCAGCAGAAGTTCCTGCGCCTGAAGGATCCGTCCTGAGCACGCTGCTGGTGATGCCAGTCTTATTTAATGCCGAGCGAGAGATCTAACCGAAAGCTGCAACGAGCGAGAGGCATAGGATGAAGGTGAACCAGCCAGTGCCTCTGGGGTAAAGAATGAGAAAGAACAGATACGCACTAACTATTCCGAGAACCACGGGTTCTTCCAGCTGCTGCAGGTGAATCCTTCACTTCAGACTCCGCCCACGTATTTCCATTTGCAATGCAGCGCGAGCCCCGGCCACCAGTAAGAGCGTATACTTTACCAGCTTCAGGTTTGTCCCGCAGCCGGTCCTGCGAGGACCAACCACCAGGTGGTGCATTCTCCCTATTGATATCTTTCACGAGCTTCTTAAGTGTTGTCTTCATCTTTTCCTCCTATATGTTAATTGAAATAATTCCTGTGCCGAAGAGTACGGCCAGGTAAACGATGGTTGTGTATACTATAATCATTGCTCTCCTAATTTAAACGCATCAGCTGTAGAACTACATATCCAAGTTTCCGCCCACAGCTAACGCGCAGACCTTACATAAGACCTGATGGGATATATGTCAAGAGCTATTTTTTATTTTTTTTAATCTTTCTTCAAATGACCACCTTTTGTCAAAGGGTAGTTCCCGTACCACAGCTTCTACCAGCTCCTGAAGGGATCGGTTCTGCTGCGTGAGCTCATCTAGTTTCTTATTATATGAACGAGCTTTGTTCTCTCCTCGAACGAGATCGAGAGCATCGAAATCTATTGCCATATTGTTTCTCCTTTTCCACTAATGACCTTACACTTTTCTTTCCTGCTGTCCAGAACTTTTCAGGAGATCCCAGCTCCTGAAGCACGCTGCGCGGGGGATGCCAGCTGATGGTTTGACCGAGAACGAAAACCGAGCTTTGCCCGAGAACGAGAACGAAATCCAGCAGCACGGTCCCGTCACCAGGCTACGCTAACTAAGAGGTAAATTGTAACGTAGCCAGGAAACGAGAACGAGCTTCCTGCTGCTCAGGAAGGAGATCCCAGCTCCTCCAGCAGGTGATGCTGGATGGTTGACCACTGACCGGTAGCCGAGAACGAGGAACGAGGAACGAGAGAACGAGGATCAGTGAACACGGACACCGGTCTGTACAGTTTAAGGAGTCTTTGCGAGGGGGTCTCTTTCAAGATAAAAACAACTCCACCAGCTTTAATATATCGGTTTATCCATACAATTTGCCACTTGTTTAACTTAGGATAGCTGAGATCATCTGACTTAAGTTCAATCCAAAAAACACCTTTTTTATTTACACCATGTATATCGGGAATACCATTAATTGTGCTAGATTCTATGCGAGTTAAAAAACATTCACTAAGTCCTTTTTTTACTTTTTGCCAAAGTAAACTTTCTTTGTTTTTATCAGACATTATTAACTAAGTTTTTTTATTTCTTTAATCACTGAATTAGGAATTATAGTTGTATTACCAATAGATTCAATCTCTGTTTTGTTGTCGTTATATGAGTAATCTCCAAAAATTCTTGTAACACCTTTTGCTTGACTTAGGAGATGACCTTTGGTGATGCAGGTAGCAAGTTTTGATTTCATGACATCATTAAAACTGCTCCAACTACTATCAGAAACAATATCATACCATTCAACAGACACCATTGGATACTTGTCTATTTCTTGTTTTGCTTTTTTTGGCATTGATATTTTTTTCTTATTCATCGATCTCAATTTTAATAGTTCCAATTTGTGTAGTAATAGTGGAGTTATGAACTTGATTAAATGCGTCTAACCAATCAGACCAACTAGCCTTGTTCAATTTCTGCAACGTTTTCTGACTTAACTTCAATTGTTTTGGCATTGTATCCATCGATTTTGTTGGATAGCTCTTCCAATTTTTTTTCAAGTTGTTCACGTGACATACCCTCCAGACCAGTTACCGTAACTTCTTTCCTATCTACGTAAGCACCAGCTAATTGTCCTGACCTGTACTCAGCATTGATAGCAGCAGCATATTGTTTTTCTTTCTCTGCTGAATTAGCAATTCGTTCTAATCTTTTGTATCTTCTTAAGTTGTCACTTTCATATTTTTTTACTTCTTGATCGAATCTTTTATCGTAAAACTTTGCAATATGGGGATTGACTTTCCTATTTAATAATTGTGATGCATGAGACCTTGCAGTCTCAACACTTTTGCTTTCATAACCTGCGCGTTTCAATGCTTCAGCTTGTGTAATGTTACCATGCTCTGCAACTAATATCTCCACAAACATTCTTTGTTTTGGAGTCAACTCGTGCTCAGTTTTTAATGCGTTTTTTTTCATTATTTTAATTTGTTAATTGCTTTTACAATATTTCTTTTAATAGAAAGATCTTTTTCAAATTTTAATTTATTTTTAAGTCGATTTGAAACACCACTCTTAATATCTTTTTTTGCTTCAGCTTTAGTGCCACCAGATTTTCTAACTATATCTGAAGATTTCCTACCACCACCTTTAAAATATTCTTTCATGGTGTTAAATAAGATTTTTTTGTACATTAAATAAACCTACCCCTTTTGGCCTTAAATATACCACCTTTAGCTTTACGTCCAATTCTTTCTGACAAAAACTTTCTTACTGATTGTGATATATCTTCCTGTATAGCCTGTCTTTGTTTTTTAGGTAGTGTAATCATCATAGATTTACCTTTTTTATCAGAGGCATAAGCTTTACCAACAACATTTATTTTTGGGCCACCTCTTGGAAGACTTTTGGTTTTTGGAGCTGAAAGGTATGCAGCTTTGTCCATGAATTTAGTAGATCTAACTTGTTTTTTAAAAGCACGTTTTTTTAAACCATATGGCTCAACTCCAGTTCCTCTAATTCCACGTTTGGCATCTTTTATAGCACGTCTGACTTGTGACTTATGCTTTCTGTACATTTTACGGAATCCCTCTTTTACCGTATTAAATATTATTTTTTTCATCATAATATTTTTACTATATAGATTTTTTAGACTAATGACTATAACCCTACAACCAACTGTTTGCGTTCCCGCAAGAGTGGTGTATCCCAGATACACCATAGATACACCATAGATACACCATAAAAACACACTTAAAGTATTGA